AAGATATTGGTGGTGGTCAATCTTCTCTTGCATTAGGAAGTGATAGTTATGAGAAGGTGGAAGGTTCAGGTATTTTTGGAACAAATGTTGGTGCAGATAAAATTAGAAGTAATGATGGACAATTATCTAGACCTAAACAGCCTGGAGGTAAAGGATAATGGCTACACAACTATTTAAAAACTTCCCCGAAATTCAATACACTTTAGATAGTGGTAAAGTAATTACCATAAAAGATTTCTTTAGGAAATCTAAAATAGAACAATCTGCAGTTAACAGTGTTATTGATTATGAATACTTAGAGTTAATGGAAGGAGATAGACCTGATGTTGTTGCAACAAAACTTTATGGTGACGGAGATTTACACTGGACTTTCTTCTTAGTTAATAACTGGAATAACTATTATGAGTGGTGGAAAGATAACCAAGAGTTTGAACAATATCTAAACAAGTATTATTCAGGTCAGTATCTAACTGCATACAACAAAACAGATATCGTAGGTGCAAGTAATAAGTTTTTATTAGGTGAAACTGTTTCGTGTTTAAGAGATGGTGTCACAATCGAAGGTGTAGTAAATGAAGTGCAACCTAACTTTGCAAGAATAGGAATTGAGGGTGGAGAATTCAGAGGTGGTGAACAGGTCACTGGTGATGTAAGTGGTCACTCACTAACTATTAAAGACGCAATTAGAAAGTTAGACGGAACTGCATATTATTATAACGGAAACCACAAATCAAATGTTTTCTCTAATGGTATGTTTGAGAAATCAATCTATGATGACGAATGGGAAAGGAACGAAGAGAAAAGAAGTATTAAAGTGATTAAACCTCAATACGTAAGAAGAGTGGTTCGAGAGTTTAATAGAGTAATGAGTGCATAATGTCCACAAAAGGAAATTTTAAAGCTGGTGAATTCAGTATTGAATCACTTGCAATTGTAAATCAAGATAACGAGTCTGTAGATATAACAGACCTCACTATGGGGGTCACGTTATTCGAATCAATCTATAATAAATTTATTACAGGTAATGTAAATGTTTTAGACGGATTGAATCTATTGGGAAACTATAGATTTACTGGACAAGAATACATTCGTATTTCAGTTGCACAAAAAGAAGGTCTTGGTCAAGAACCTGAAAAGAAATATACAATCGATAAAACTTTTAGAATCTATAAAGTTGAAAATATAAAAAGAGCGAAAGAAGCCTCTCAAATGTATCAACTTAGATTTTGTGACCCAAGAATGTTCTTCTGTAGAAAGAAACGTTTAAGTAAAATGTTTAGGGGCTCATATGAAACAATGTTGCAACAAGCATTAATTGAAGATGCAAAAATTAAACCACAAGAGTTTGATTGGTTTGAAGAAACAGAACCAAAAAACTTACAATTCATATGTCCTAACTGGACTGTTTCGAAGTTTATTGATTATGTAGTTAACGAAGCAAACATTGGTGAACAAGCAGAATGGAAAAATGGTATGTTTTTCTTTCAAACACTAAATGGTGGATTTAGATTTAGTTCGATTGACACTATGTTAAAACGTGAGTTCCCAGTTCCATTTTCATACAGACCAAGAAGTGGGGAAGAAACTGAACTCTTAGATTTAAATGCAAAAGGTGGTTTAAACTCTCAGATAAAATCTTTTTACATACCACAACAATTTGATACACTTAGAGGAACAGCTAAAGGTGCATATTCTTCTATGCAGAAAACATATGACCCAATCAGAAAACAAGAGGTTGAGTTTGTATATGATTTAGAAAAGACAATGAAACGTGGTAAACACTTATCAGGATTCCCTTTAATAAGAACAGGTGAAATGGAAAAGTCATTAACAACTGAGAATCAAATTGACCCTACGATATCACCTGCTGTGACAGAAGTAGATATTGATTTTGCACCAAACGAATCATACGATAGTAATGTTAGATATGATTTTACAAGTTCACACTTATTTGACAATGAAGATACACTAGGAAATGACGAAGTGTTTCAAGGATACAAGTCAGTTGATAATGCAAGATTAGAAAGACGTGCATTAATGGAAATACTACAACAAAACAGAATTGTAGTGACCATTCCTATGAGAACAGACTTAACAGTGGGTAATGTTATTCAATTAGAAATACCACAACCCGAACCAACAAACAAAGAAGACAAATTAAATGACGGAAGATATCTTATAACTGATTTATCAATCATAATGAGTGTGCCTAATAAACAAGGTGAAATGCATCTAGAGTGTGTTAAAGAAAGTTTTGCAAATAAGATTGTTGACGTAAAACCATTACAAGAAGTAGAACCTGCGGAAGAAATATAGTGAAACATTTTTTTGGAATAGTAGAAGACAGACATGACCCATTGAAGATAGGAAGGGTTCGTGTTCGTGTCCATGGAATTCATTCAGATAATAAATTAGAATTATCTACACCTGATTTACCATGGGCTCAAGTATTACTTCCAACAACTTCTGCTGGTTTATCAGGTATAGGAACACAACATGGTTTAGTAGAAGGTGCAACAGTCTTTGGATATTTCAGAGACGAAGCATGTCAAGACCCAATCATATTTGGTGTTGCAACTGGTGTCCCTCAATCGGGATATAAAGTTGATGCATTCGGAAATGAATTATCAAGAAGTGTTGATAAAGGTTTCAATGACCCACGTAGATTAACAGTTGCAGATTATGAGGGAACACCTGATGCACCTAATCCCGAACAGGATTCAAGACGACCACATGGTTTAACAAGTGCAATCGATACACAACCTAAGACACCAAAAGAAATAACAATTAATTATGATGCAACAGGTTCAACTATTACAGAGGGAGAGATTACTGAAGATATGCTTCCCTACTATCCATTATACACTGGAGAGTCAGACGTGTCAAGTATTGCACGTGGTGATTCAACTGTAGATAAAAAGATTGAGATAGAAGGACATACATTCCCCGACTCAGTTGCAGAACCAGTATATCCATATAACAAAGTGTATCAATCTGAGTCAGGTCATGTCATAGAGATAGACGATACAGTTGGTAAAGAAAGACTTTCACAATATCATAGGTCAGGAACGTTTCAGGAAGTTCACCCTGATGGAAGTGTAGTGCAACGAATCGTAAATGATAACTTTCAAGTAGTTGCAAAAGACGATAAGATTTATATAGCTGGTAATGCAGACTTAACAGTAGAAAAAGGAAACGTGACAATCAATGTTAACACGGGTAATGTAGATATGAAAGTGTTAAAAGGTAATGTCACCTCAGAGATTACAGAAGGAAATCTAAAAGCAGATATCCTCAAAGGAACAACAGACGTATTATCAGAAGGTAAGATTACAATCACTGGTAATAACACAACAGAAATTATATCAGACACAACAATTACTGGAACACTTACAGTGTCAGACGCAACTACTTTACAATCGACATTAGATGTCAGTGGTAAACAGACAAATTCAAGTAGTATTACTGCAAGTGGAGAAGTCAAAGGTAAGGGTGTCAAACTTTCAACACATACACATACAATTGCCTCAGGTTCTTCTGCTGGAAAGACAAAGAAACCTGATTAGTTTGTATAAATAGTATTATGGTAGACTTAGTAAATAACGGAAAAACAGTTGCAACGAAAGATATCTATGCAGATTTAGATATCTTCTTTCGTAGACACCCAATCACTGGTGACATAGTTAGAAAGACTGATACGGACGCAATCAAAAGGTCTGTTAGAAATATAGTCATGACCAACAAATTTGAAAGACCCTTTAAACCCAACTTTGGTGGTTCAATCAGAAACAAATTATTTGAATTAAATACTGATAGACAACTAAACAGAATGAGAAGGAACCTTGCAAAAGAAATAGAACAATTAGAACCTCGTGTTAATAATGTAAATGTAGTTTTTGGTGAATTAGAAGACTCAAACAATTTAGATGTCACTATTTTTTACAACATTGTAAATGGTGCTCCACAACAAGAGGTTGAAATAACAGTTTCAAGGACACGATAATGGCAGTAAAAAGTTCAAACCTACAGATAACCGATTTAGATTTCGATAACATTGCAGACAACCTTAAGAATTATCTTAAAGGTCAAGAACAATTCAAAGACTATAACTTTGAAGGTTCTAGTATGTCAGTTCTTATCGACTTACTTGCATATGCATCTCACATTGGTGCAGTAAATACTAACATTGCAGCTTCTGAATTATTTTTAGATTCTGCACAAATCAGAAAGAACGTTGTATCACGTGCAAAAGATTTAGGTTTTGTTCCTGCTTCTGAGTCATGTTCTTCTGCATTCATTGATTTAGAAATGAAGAACGTAAGAAATGCAGACGGAACTCAACCAACAACTACAGAGATGCAATTACTTAGAGGAACAAACTTTGTGACTGTCTTTGACGGAAGTTCATATAACTTTGTAGTCACCTCTACTAAAAGACCAACACAAAATAATTTATCATACAATTATAACAACGTTGAAATTGTTCAAGGAACATATGCACAAGATTCATTTATCTTTGATAACCAAATTGCAAATCCAAAGTTTGTATTATCAAATGAAAGAGTAGACAAATCAAGAATGATAGTAAGTGTCACTTCAAATGGAGTTGCAGAAACTTACACACTTTCAACAGGTATATCAAATATCACAACCGAATCTAAAGTTTATTATGCACAAGAGAACGAAGAAGGATATGTAGAGATTTACTTTGGTGACGGAACACTAGGTAAAGCATTATCAGACGGAGATATTATAGACGTGACTTATATCATAGTTGACGAAGTTCATGCGAATGGTGCAAGTCAATTTGTTCTAAGTGGAACAGTTAATGGTTTCTCAAACTCTCATGTCACTAATGTCACAAAAGCAAGTGGTGGTGCAGAAAAAGAATCAGTCGAATCAATCAAGTTTAAAGCTACGAAGTTTTACACTTCACAAAACAGACTTGTGACACTTAATGACTACAAAGCAAAAGTTCAAGAATACTATCCAAACGCAGATGCAGTTGCAGTGTGGGGTGGTGAAGATAACGACCCACCCGAGTATGGTAAAGTGTTTGTTGCACTTAAACCACAAAACTCAGACTATCTATCAGATACAGAAAAAGAATTAGTCAAATCAAAACTAAATGCATTAAACATGTTAACAGTTAGACCACAAGTAATAGATGCAGAGATAGTTAAAATACTTGTGACTTGTGTATTCAAGTATAACGAGAATGCAACAGACTTATCAATCGGTGAGTTAGAAGCAATCGTAAACACGGCAATTCAAAAATTCGATACAGACAATTTAAACAACTTTGATGCAATCTTTAGACATTCAAATCTATTAAAATCAGTTGACGATAGTAATACTTCTATTCTATCAAACACATGTAATATTAGATTAAGAAAAAGAAAAGATATCTTAGTTGGTGAAACCAAAGGTTATTCAGTGACTTTTGGTAATGCATTGTATAATCCACATGGTGGACACAATGCAAGTTCAGGTGGTATCACAACCACAACAGGTTTCTATGTCTCAGGTGACTCAGTCAATATTCAATATTTTGACGATGACGGAAATGGTAATCTCAGAAGATATTACCTATCAGGGTCAACTAGGATATATCAGGATAGTGCAGCTGGAACAGTTGACTATGCTTTAGGAAAGATTACAATCAATGCAATTCAGATTACCTCAACAGTTAATACTGATTCATCGATTGACTTCACTGTAGTCCCTTCAGGAAATGACGTAGTTGCAACTAGAGGTAATCTAGTTGACATATCTACTGATGACATTAAGGTGACTGGTGAAGTAGACACCATCGCAAGTGGTGAAAGTAGTGCTGGTGTAGGGTATACTTCTACCTCAACCAGTAATTATTAACGAAATGAAAAAAGTGGTCGGGAGTCCCCCGAGTAGTTTCCCATTTACTTGGATTATAGGAGGAAAAGAAAATGGCAGATAAAAAAATAAGTGCATTAACACAAGTATCTGATACAGATATAGGTGCTGATGATTTACTACACATAGTAGATAACCCAGGCGGAACACCCGTCAACAAAAAAATGACCATTGGTCAGTTATTTGAAAATATCCCTACTCATTTAGCAGTAGACGATATCACTTCATTAACTTCAACTGCGTCAAACCTTGCTTCATCTTTTGCAAGTGAAATCACACTGACAGGTTCAACTGCAGTTGAGTTCACTTTAGATGACGGAACAGACGTTGGTCAGATTAAAGTAATCTACAAGACAGATAGTTCTTCAGCAGCTGCTGAAGTGACAGTATCATCTTGGGGTTATTCTTCAGATACAACAGACCAAATCACTCTTGATGCACAAGGTGAAGCGGTTATTTGTATATGGAATGGTTCAAATTGGTTCCCAATTTCAAACCTAGGTGCAACATTAAGTTAAGATTATGTCTAACGATTTTAAAATAGAAAGACTTACCGATAGGTTAACGAACCTCTTACCTAGTTATATCAAGGAAGAGGCTCCAGTCTTTGAACTATTTTTAAAATCATACTTTGAATATCTAGAAAGTGAAATCATTACACTTTCTGCTCAAGGTGAACTAGACGGAATCATGTTGGAAGACAGTTCGGGGTCAGTTCTTGCTGAACCCCAAACTGTTCGACCTTCACCTGATGAAGACACTTCAAAATTATTACAAGAATCAACAGGTGCAAATCCAAACGCAACTGCCGACCCATGGAAAGTGGGTGAATATGTAGTTGGTTCAGTATCAAAGTCAGTTGCAAAGATTACTTCCGTAAATGGATTACAAATTTACGTAAACTCAATTTCAGGTTTTGGTTTCTCAGAGGGAGAAACTATTACAGGAAGAAAGTCAAAACAAACAGGAACAGTTAGTGGTTATAAAGAGAATACCATTATTGCAAACAATAAGATATTAGATTACTCAGATATCGATAGAACTTCAGAAGACTTTCTTCAACATTTCCAAACAGATTTTTTACCTTCGTTAGACCTTAGACAAACACAAAACAAAAGGTTAACTATTAAAGGTATATCAGATTTATACAAAGAAAAGGGAACTGCAGAATCATTAAAGTTCTTAATGAGAATTCTTTATAACGAAGATGCAGAGATTAGATATCCCGATAACGAAACAATTTACAACTCAGAATCAGATTACTCACAAAAGAGAAGAGTAAACATTTTAATGACCGACCTAAGAGTTGCACCTTCAGCCACAGACAAGATAGTTCAATACGATTCAAATAATAGAGTTCTTGCAGAATCAATTGTTGAAAATGTATTTCCTATTGATGTTGAACAAGGTGAATATTCATTAGAAATTACAGACAATCATAAAGGTGAATTTGTATTTAACCAACAAGTATCACTTGTTGATAGGGACGGAGTATCACAAACAACTGGAATACTTAAAGGTTTAATATCAGATATTATTAACACTAGTTCTTCAACATATATCAGAAACGAAGAAGAAGATAGTAATTTATTATTTGAAGACGATAGTGGTATTGTGTTAGAACAATCAAACGTAGGTTCATTGTATTCTTTAAATGATACTATTAATATATCAGGTTCTAAATTAGATAGTGGTGCTACAATTGCAAAGACAGTTGTCAATGGTCTATTAGAAGGTGGTGTCGACCATATCTATATTGAAGACGGGGGTGTTGGATATGCTGGTGGTGACCTAGTTGTCTTTGAACACGAAGGTCAAGGTAGTGGTGCAGAAGCAGTTATAGGTGCAGTCGGTGACGAAGTCATTTTAGAGGGTGCAACTGTTTGGGGTCAATACGAATATACTGCAATCGCAGGTGACCCAATTATTACTGGAACAGATAACAACGGAAACTATATCGTTTTTAATGACGAAAGTGTTGAAGTGTATAACAATGGAAT